AATCGTTGGCAGGGAGGACACGTACGCGTTTGCAAAGATCAACTCGGATGATAGAACGCTGTTGGACTTCGTCAACACGGTGGTCAATGGTGAGCAACCGTCCGAAGCGCACATTGATGCGCTTGTGAAATACACAGCTAATGCGGTGGAGGCGCTTGCGTCTAAACGTGCGGAGGACTTTGTGTCGTTACCGTGGACACACCATTGCATCAAGAACATCCCCAACCTATCCATTGATGACTTAAAAATCTCTGAGAAAGATGTTATACAGAGTGTCGTCAACAAGTTGCTTCGCGTGAGTGGGGCGGCTAATGCAACCGAGCGGGTCGTGTATCCGTCTTTCCGTCCCGCTGTGGACTTACCTCGCAGTAACTTATTTGTGTAAACCAGAAAGGAGTTGTCAAACCTTAGACAAATAGGTTATACTGTGTTTTCCGAGGGTGATACAAGGTGTATCACCTATCCTTTTTATTTTTTGGAGATTCAATCATGCAAGTACAAGCACTTTCTTTTTCTCAAGTTGTTAACCTCATTGCCACCATCGGGCACAAGAGAACGGTCATCGTAGAGGGCGAGAACGGCATCGGCAAAACCGCGCTGTTCCATGCACTTAAACGTATGGACAAGTTTGCCGACCACATCGCTGTCGATCCTGTTGACTGTACGCAGTTGTCTGACGGTAGCGTGTGGATGCCTGATCTTGATCGCGATGCTGGCGTGTCTCGTGAGTTGCCCAACGAGCGGTTCGGTGTCAGCAAGACCAATCAGTTCGGTGTCAACGGTTCCAAGCCTATCTTGGTGATGCTCGATGAGATTGCCAAGGCTCCTAACTTCATCAAGAACGTATTGGCTCCGATCGTCTACGAGCGGCGTGTTGGTAACTACCACATGCCCGAGGGTAGCGTTGTGTTCTGCGGTACTAACCTTGGTGTCGAGGGTCTAGGCGATAGCATCCAAGCGCACTTGCGTAATCGTCTTGTGTTCGTTCAGATGCGTAAGCCTACGGCTGAGGAGTGGTGTCATTGGGCTGTTGATGCGGGTGTGCATAGTTCTGTTATCGCGTTTGTCACGCTGACGCCAACTGTTATGGACTCGTTCCTTGACTACGAGAAGGGCGGCAAGTACGAGGGTCGTCAACTCGACAAAGACAACGGCATGATCTTTAACCCTCGCTCGACTGCCAAGGCGTATGCTACGCCGCGCTCACTTGTTGCGGCGGGTGATGTTCTGTCCGATGGTCTTGACGTGCTTGACGATCACACTATCGAGCATACGTTGTGCGGCACAGTCGGCGAGCCAACGGCTCGTGCAATGCTGTCAACCATTCGGTTCGGTCGTGAGATCACATCGGTTGATCGTATACGCCACGATCCTGAGACTGCACCACTTAGCGACAACCCAACGGTTCAGCTAGTTCAAGTGTTCAAGCTCGTGTCTGATATATCAACGCGTGAGGATGCTGAAAAGGCTACGACATACGTCATGCGTATGCGTCCTGAGTTGCAAGCGGTATTCACTAACAACGTTGCTACATCTCAGCGCATCGGTCTGTACGCTACGCTCACCAACTTCGGTGCTTTGCTCAGAGAGCACAAGATATATTTCCCATCTAACTAAGGAGATTCAATCATGGCTTTTCAAGACTTAACACTTCAGCAACGCATCAGCGCAGTCAACATCGACTGTATGCGTCATCCCAAGTTTGCTTTGCTCTCTGGCGTTATCCCTATGGGTAAGTCAGAGGTTGTTGACAATCGCCCGACTGCGGCGACCAACGGCAAAGACAAGTGGTATGGTCGTGCGTTCATCACGCCGCTCAACCGTAAGCAGCTACGCTACCTTGTGTTGCACGAGAACTTTCACGTTGCACTCAAGCATTGTGTGTTGCCGACATATCGTGAGGTTAGCAAGAAAGCAGGCGCACGTATCACCAACATCGCTATGGATCACGTTATCAACAACATGATCGAGGAGCTTGACCCATCACTTAACTTTGTCGAGCGTCCATGCGAGGGGTTGTGCTGTGATGCCAAGTACAAAAATATGTCGTTCATCCAAGTGTTGCGCGATCTGATGCAGAACCCACCGCCTGAAGATGATGACTCACTGGACGAGCATGAGCCCTACGATGGTGACGGCGACGATGAGGGCGAGGGCAGTCCATCCGACAAGTTATCCAAAGACGTTGACGAAGCTAACCGCCAAGGCAAGATTGCTTCTGAGCGTTTGCAAAGCGGCTCTGGTGGTGGCGGTCGTGACATTCTCGAGACTGCGGCTGACCGCATGACTGACTGGCGTGATGCGTTGCGTGAGTTCATTCAGACTGTCTGCCAAGGCGACGACAACTCTCGCTTCTGCCCACCCAACAAGCGCTTGCTTGCTAGTGGGTTCGTGATGCCATCACACTTCAACGAGTCTGTCGGCGAGTTAGTTGTTGCCTGCGATACCTCTGGCTCTATGACTTCGTACTACGGTGTGTTGTTCGGCGAGTTGGCACGTATCTGTAAGACTGCATCGCCTGAGTCTGTGCGTGTGTTGTGGTGGGATACCGCTGTGCGCGGCGAACAAGTCTTCGCACCTATCGACTACGACAACATCGCCAAGCTCGTCAAACCCAAGGGCGGTGGCGGCACTACGCCACACGTTGTTACCGAGTACATGGCAGAGCATCGCCTCGAACCTCAAGCAGTTGTCTGGCTGACTGACGGCTACATCGGGAGCAATACTCCCAACACATCTACGCCATCGCTGTGGGGCGTGGTGGACAACGACTCGTTTGTCCCAACACACGGCAAGTTAGTTCGTATCAATCTGTAAACACAAGGAGAATCAATCATGACTACACGTTACAACATCGACACCTGCTCAATGCTCACCGAGTTCAACGCATCTGTATGGACTGCGCGTAAGCTCGACAAGTCTGCCACCGAGGAGGTGGTGTCCAACAAGAACGCCAAGGCTAAGGATGCGGCGCGGGTCAACAAGCACTTGCTTGCGGGTCGTCCTGAGCTAGACGTTATCCAACAACTCGTTGGTCGTGCCCGTACCTATGTTTATGACAACACGTTACCGTGGTCTGACTCTGGTCTGCGTCTGCTACCGACCATCAACTTCGAGAAGTTCGCAACCAAGATGAACGAGTTCGAGGATGAGTTCACCGATACCGTCAAGAAGTTCGTTGACATCTACCCTACGCTCATCACGGCGCAGGCTATGGCGCTTGGCGATATGTTCAAGCGCGACGACTTCCCAACGCAGAACGAGCTGCTTACCAAGTTTGCTTTCCGCGTCAACTACCTGCCTGTGCCTACATCTGGCGACTTCCGCATTGATGTGGGTAATGCCGCTACTGCCGAGTTGCGTGAGCGTCTCGAGCGTGTAACCAAGGAGCGCGTTGACTCTGCGATGGCTGACATTCGTATGCGTTTGCGTGACCACTTGGCGCGTATGTCTGACCGACTGACTACGGACTACGTTGGGGGTGAAGCCAAGCCTCGACGTTTCCATGACACGTTGGTGGATGGCGCGTTGGAGTTGTGCGACCTTGCCAAGGCGCTCAACGTTGTCAATGATCCTGACCTTGAGCGTAGTCGGGCTCACTTGGAGCAAGTACTTACTGGCGTCACACCAACAGACCTACGTAAGAACGAAGCTATACGACAAGATGTTAAGAAGAATGTCGATAGCATCTTGGATAAATTTACGTTCTAACCCTAATTGCAAAGGAGAAAAAGTATGTCAATATTAGGCGATAAACTACGTGATGCCTTCAATCAGATGCAAGTCGATGATGAGGGCGTGCCGACAGAAATCACAACAGTAACTACACAGGAGAAGCAAATGCAAAAACTATCTGCATCAGAAGCGGCGTTCGATTACGTCATGCAAACGCCCGGCTGTACTGCCACGCAAGCAGGCAGAGTCTTGGCACGAGACGGGTACAACGAGTCAACCATCAGCGCATTGATCTATCAAATGGTCAAGCAAGGGATGATCCGCAAAGACGAGAAGACCAAACGCGTGTATGCCGCGCAGAACGCGTACACCCCGATCAAAACAAACCAACGCACCACTAAGCGTAAGTACGCACGCAAAGAGAAAGCAGGGTTAGCTGCTTTGCCGCGCGCTATGCCCACGGCGGAGAAATCAACACCGCATCCGACCATGCTGACTGCTGACTACGTCATGAAGAACATCAGTCTGGCTGAAGCCAAAGCGTTGTTCGATCAACTCAATGGATTCTTTGGATGAAAGTTAAAGGAGGTCAGAAACCTGCTCGACGTGTTGATGCCTACTTGTTTGCGAAGACATGGAAATTGTTTGAAGCAGGCAGGGAAGTATCAGCACACGAACTGGCAGACATCATCGACGTTTCGATGAGAACTTCTTGGTTGTGGCTAAGAACTTTGCATGAGATGCGGTGTATCCACATTGTCGGCTGGAAGAAAGACACGATGGGCAGAGACCAAACCCCGATCTACGCAGGTGGTGACGGGTTTGATAAACCCAAACAAGTCCAGACGCTAGCAGACAGACGCCGTAAGTACCAAGAGAAAATGAAACGCTTAAAGGAGAAGTAAAGATGGCTATTAAAGAAAAAGATACAGTTGTAATTCACCCCGCCAATATTCAACGTGCGGTTATTTCAATCAAAGGCACTGCTCCACTTGTGCAAAACAAGTTCAGTAAAAAAGCCAAAGACAAGATGATGGAGGACATGGCAAAAACAAAAGCGCAGAAAGGAAAGAAGACAGACCGCGATCCGCGCAACTACGATGCGGACTTTGAGAACGCACAACACATGAGCGTAGCTGGATGGAATGGAGTGCCTTGTCCCGCGTTTCGTTCAGCCATGATTCGTGCTTGTAGTCTTATCAAAGGCGTGACCATGACAGACGCACGTATGGCTGTGTTTGTTCTGGCTGACGGCTTCGACAAAGATGATGGCACGCCGCTTGTGAAACTCAAGGCAGCAAAGCCTGAGCGGCTTGAGAGCTTGGTCCGACTGCAAGGTATGGGTAATCCTGCCGATGTGCGGATTCGTCCGATGTGGCGTGAGTGGGAAGCCGATCTAACTGTTGAGTTCGATGCCGACACCATCACCGCAGAGTCTGTTGTTAACTTGTTAGATAGAGCAGGTCGTCAAGTTGGTGTTGGCGAAGGGCGACCATTCAGTAAGAGTTCCAACGGTCAAGGTTGGGGCACGTTTTCAGTAGTAGCACATTCTTTTGAGGAGACTGCAAATGGCTAAAGCATCCAGTACAGATGTCCGAACTGCGCAGATACACGCAGAGCTATTAAACATAGCGGCGGCGAATGGAGGTAATCTGATACCCGCTCACGTAGTAACAGCGGCTAAAAACCCTAGCTCAGTTCTGCACCGTGAGTTTGAGTGGGATGATGACGAGGCGTCACATCTCTATCGCATAGCTCAAGCGGGTGCGTTAATACGCCGAGTCAAACTGCACATTGTGCAAGTCGGTGGGAACGCAAGGAAGATTAACATTAACGTTACTCGTGCGTATCAAAGCCTACCATCCAGTCGCAAAACTGGTAAAGGGTACGACAGCATTGAGGACATAATGAACACCCCCGCAAAGCGCAAAGAAATGCTTGAGGGTGTTGAGAAGGAGTTACTGGCGTATCAGAAACGGTACTCAAACCTTGTTGAACTGCAAGATGTTTGGGATGCTATTGAACTGTGTGTCATTAAGAAAGCCACCGCAATCTAACTCTGACTTGGCAGGCGCGGAGTCGCAAGGCTTTGTATGGCAAGGCGAGTTCTGGAGAGGCACGGCAGGTTTGGCAAGGCATGGCGAGGACAGGCTAGGCACGGCATGGCAGGTTAGGCCCGGCACGGACAGGCGAGGCACGGAGAGGCTGGGCGCGGCAAGGCAGGTAAGGCACGGCACGGTCTGGTATGGTAACGCGCGGTAGGGCTCTGTAAGGCATGGCAGGCACGGAATTTTTTAAAGGAGAAAGTATGAAAACAGTATTGAAACCTAAGACCCAGTGGGATAGCTGGAAAGAAGAGCTAGTCGTTGCGGCGAAGCGCACATTCAAACCGATGGAGGGCAGCTACCACCCACACGAACTGAGCGCCCCCGCAGTACGACTCGGCGCAGATGATCACATGAAGTACCCAAGCCGTAACGGCAACACGTTACGGTATCGTGATGGAAGAGAAGAAAGGTTTAATAAGTGAGAGCATTTTTCCCCTGCCCTGAATGTGGCAAAGCGTCCAAAGTCGCTGAAACAATTAAACGTGTAAGCGATGACGGACGCGACTGGAAGTACCGACGGTATCACTGCGCAGGAGGACACACGTTCTCTACCGCAGAGCAACCATACGAAGCGGTGCAAGGACGCAAACCTAACTTGACGCAAAAGGAGATTCAACATGAGACTACCAACGAACATTCAGAAAGAGTTTAGTACAACCAACAAGGAAGTAAGAAGGGTTATGGCAAACACACCGCCAGAACCAGAAGTATTAACAACCAAAGAACCGATCGACTGGCGTGCTGAATTTCAGGACGATTGGGATTATCACGGTATCATTTACACAATCGGCAAGACGCTAGCTTGGGTGCTGGTTTTGGCGTTTATGTTTGGTGTTATCTACGGCATGCTTATAACGGAGCAGATATGAAAGCGTTTAAACCAACTCAAGAGCAGATTGATTCTGTGACACGTAAGCTGGACATTGTCATGAACTTGGCAGGCGAAGGCGATGAACAGATCAACGTGCTTGTGCATGCGTTAGCTAACGCAGTCATTGACCAAGAGTTAGAAATGGCAAGCGCCATCAATGCGTTAACAGCCGTTTATATTTCAGGTATGGATGCACGTTACTCAACAGAGGAGGACGACTATGACGAGTGAAGAAGAACGTGAACTCGACCTACAACTAGGAGACATGATCCGTGAAAACCACATACTCAAACAACGGCTCGAAGCAGCAGTCACAGAAGCGCTACGACTCCGACATAAACTCGAGCACATTTACGCCCTCAGCCACTTGGCCCTTTCCGAAGACGTTACCGAGCGAGAAGGAAGTACAGCGCCGGTTACGCATGATGACAAAGCGGCGTATTGAGGATATGGATGAAGCGCCATTTTAAGGAGAGTAGTATGGACGGTTTCAACGGAACAAGTGCTGACGACTTACAGTACGGCGGCACACACTACAAAGACATGCCCATCCAACCGTGGGCTGTTATGGAAGCGGTGCTGACCCGCGAGGAATTCATTGGGTTCCTAAAAGGCAACATCATCAAATACAGTTTGCGTCACGGCAGGAAAGATAGTCCTGACGCAGACAAAGCTCTGCACTACATGCAGAAGCTGAAAGAAACGTCCGGCTCAGGGTGGTGAGCCAGATTGGTCAGCGTGTGGATCGACATAGGCCTTGTAGATGCTCCACACACGCTGAATGAAGTTACTGTGCCACCAAGGTACTCGTGCCTCATGCAGCAGCAACTCGATCTCCACACGGCGAAGCGGGAGGGCGCCGAATCTACATTTCCCTCCCACCCCTTAACTTGTTAACAGGAGAACAATCATGGCGTCAACGCCGGAAGCACTGGTCAAGAAACAGATCAGGAAAATTTTAGATACAACAGCCACGTACTACGCCATGCCCATCGGCACAGGCTACGGCAACAGCGGGGTGCCAGACTTCCTTTGTTGTAGGAACGGTCATTTCTTAGCCATAGAAGCCAAAGCAGGCAAAGGCAAAACAACCGCGCTACAAGATGCACACCTCGAGCGTATCAAAGCCGCAGGCGGCACAGCCGTCGTTATCAACGAGCAGAACATCAAAGAGCTGCCTGACATACTGGACAAGTTATGAAAATGTTTGAGATCATCGAGCGATCAATAGCGAACTTTGACTCGCTGTCGGAAGACGACAAAGAACGCTTCGCTGGTATGTGTGCCATCTTAGCCGCGTGCATAACCGAGCACCAAAAAGCTGTGTGGTTGATCGACCGAGAAGACACGGTGTCTGTAATGGCAGTCAATGCCAACGAACTAGAAATAGCGCAGCTCATTGGCGAGGGCTACGAGCTATTCAACTGCGCCGTGATGGAAGACGCGCCACCAAAGGAGATGATGAATTGAGTAAGTTATTTGACCAAATCATAACTGTTGACTTCGAGACGTACTGGGATAGCAAGTCCTTTACGTTGAGCAAGATAACTACGGAGGAGTACATACGCGATGAAAAATTTAGAGACTTCGGAGCTTGCTTCCATGTATACGGAAGCGACGAACCAATTGAATGGGTTAGAGGATGCGACATACCTGAGTACGTTTCTGGAATCGATTGGGGACGAACCGCAGTGCTTGCGCACAATGCACAATTCGATGTTTCAATACTGGGATGGCGGTATGGCGTATCCCCGGCATTCATATTCGATACCCTATCAATGGCGCGAGCTTTACGCGGTGTGGAGGTTGGCAACTCCCTCGCGAAATTGGCAGAAGATTTCGGACTGCCCGCTAAAGGCAAAGCCGTTTATTCGACTAATGGGCTTGCCGACATTTCTCCAGAGATGGAAAGAGAGCTCGCTGAGTACTGCAAACATGATGTGTATTTGTGTGAAGAAATCTTCACGCGTTTATCGGTGGGGTACCCTAGATCGGAGCTACGACTGATCGACATGACGCTCAAGATGTACACCGAGCCCATGCTTAAGTTGGATAGTGCAATGCTTGAGCAGGCGCTGGTTGATGAGAAGGCACGCCGTGAGGGTTTACTGCAACGTCTTGGTGTAGAAGAAAAGCAGCTGGCATCCAACCCGATGTTTGCTGACATCCTGATCAATATGGGTGTGCCCCCACCAAAGAAAGTCAGTAAGACAACAGGCAAAGAAACGCTGGCACTTGCCAAGAACGACGCCCTGTTCCAAGCCCTGCTCAATGGAGACAACGAGGACGTAGCGGCGCTGTGTGAGGCTCGCCTAGCGGTGAAGTCAACAACCGAACGTACCCGTGCCCAACGGTTCCTCGACATCAGTAAGCGCGGACCTCTGCCTGTGCCTCTGAGCTACTACGGAGCGGCAACTGGGCGATGGACGGCATCCAAGGGCAGCGCCATCAACATGCAGAACCTTAAGCGCGGCTCGTTCCTACGCAAAGCCATCATGGCACCAGAGGGGCATCAGCTAGTTGTTGGTGACTTGTCTCAGATCGAGCCTCGTGTTCTGGCGTGGCTGTCGGACTATGAAGACATGCTTATGATTTTTAAGCAAGGCGGCGACCCGTACGCGGCGTTTGGTGCACAGATGTTCAACATTCCGGGGATGACCAAAGAGAGCCACCCTGATCTGCGGCAGTCTGCTAAGTCGGCGCTTCTGGGCTGTGGCTACGGCTTGGGCTGGGCATCCTTTGCGGCGCAGTTACTGACCGGATTCCTTGGCGCACCGCCCGTTATGTACACGAAAGACTTTGCCAAGAAGCTGGGCGTCGATCGGGATTACGTGGAGAAGTTTGTCAACAACGAAGAAAACGTTGCGAAGCTGGAAGCCATACCGCACACCTGCTCTATTGATGATTTGTTAACACATGCCGTAGCGGCAAAGAAGATCATCGACATTTACCGGAGCACCGCATGGCCTGTCGTATCGTTCTGGAATATGTGCGCAGAGCTGCTTGTTAAATCGCTTGCAGGCGGCGAAGAAGTGGTGTATAAATGTATCACTTTCAGAAAAGAGGAGATCGTATTGCCCAACGGCATGCGGCTCTTGTATCCGAATTTACGACAAGTTAAGGATGAAAACGGTAGGAGCCAGTGGGTATACGGGCCAGACGCTACCAAGCTCTATCCGGGCAAGATAACGAACAACATTGTTCAAGGAACAGCGCGTATCGTTATGACGGATGGGATGCTCCGAGTGGGGAAAAGATACCCCATCAAGGGCACGGTGCACGACGAGTTAATCGCCGTTGTACCAGACGAAGAAGTGTCTGACGCGAAGACTTGGGTCTTGGCGCAGATGACTATGGAGCCGAAGTATATGCCGGGCATACCTTTGGACGCTGACGGTGGCGCACACCGCCGATATGGATTAGCTAAAAACTAGGAGAAGCAAATGTTATTACCAAAAACTATTGAGGTTGGCAAATCAATATACACAATCAATCAGCCAAAGGAGATTACCAAATGTCTAGGTCAGATTGATTACACGGAAAAGGTTATTGATGTGGCAACCCACGCTCTGAATTACAAACTGGCAGACGGAGAACGTAGCGAGACGTTCTGGCACGAGCTAACCCACGCCATACTGCACGACATGAACCACTCCCTGACGCGTGACGAGAAGTTTGTAACCGCCTTTGCTCGCCGTCTCAATGACGCCATCCTTTCTGCGGAGTTCTGATGAAAAAACCTGCATGGAGCCATAGCTCCCTAAAAGACTTTGAGGGGTGCGCTAGGCGCTACCATGAGGTCAAAGTTCTGAAGAACTACCCGTTCCAAGAGACCGAGGCAACCCGTTATGGAAACCAAGTACACGAGTCCTTGGAGTTCTACATTCGGGACGGCAAAGAGATACCGCCAGAGCACAGCCAGTTTAAGCCTGTTGTTGACAAGCTGTTAGCAAAACCGGGACGTAAGCTAGCAGAGCAGGAGATGGCGCTCACCGTAGACCTGAAGCCTACCGACTGGAAAGCCAAGGACGTGTGGGTACGGGGTATAGCCGATATGCTGATCATTGACGACGACAACCTGACGGCGTGGGTGGTGGACTGGAAGACAGGGAACGACAGGTACCCAGATCGTGACCAGCTAATCCTGATGTCCATCATGGTGTTTGAGCACTACCCCCATATCCGCAAGGTCAACTCAGCTCTGTTGTTTATTGTCAAGAACAGCATGGTCAAGATGCAGATGACACGCGATCAAAAAGACGCGGCATGGTGGCGTTATCGTGAGCGAACCGCTAGACTAGAGGCGTGCTTTGAGAACAATGTT